GAGGGCCACTCCAAGCATGTAATGAACTACTTCCTTCTGCTTCTCGTCCATTGAATCGTAGATTTCTTGAACGGTAAGCTCGTCGTCATCAGAAGACGTATGATCCAAAGATGCATCATCCGAAGAAGAATCATCAGTCTTATCATCAATCTTCTCGTCGTCTTCCGCATGAGTCACCGTAGCATCTTCGTCATTTGGATTTTCATGCTCCAAAGGAAGATCAGTATAAACGATAACTTCATCATCAAGAACGTCTTCTCCACCATCGGAATGGCGAATAGTGACATTCTCAATAACTGCTCCTGGATTGGCACCGGCGAGGACCAAACTTACCTCACGAATTGCACCGTGAAGAACTTTGCCCGCTCTTTCGACCAATTGATTGGCCCAGATGGACAACCGGTTAATGTCACCATGCTCAAGAAGACCGTGAGCGTGGTTCGCTTTCTGGGATGTGTTGAAGAAACCATAAGCATAAACACCGTCATCCCGATTCTCCAGAAGAACGTGTCCCAGAACGTTCTCAGGGTCGGTATGCCCATGCTGCCAAACGAGGGGAACCTTCGTTTGATCTTGATGGCTGAAAGCACCCGACATGATCGTTCGACCATCGGCGCATCTCAAATTTGCTTTGGTTGCGTATCCGCTGAAATCAGCTTCCATTTTGACAGTTCCTTTCAGAGAGAGTTGGCCTGAGCATTTGCTTTCTTGATCTGTTCTTTAGCACTGCTAATCAGCTTAGTGATCTTTGTGATTCGGTCGCCCAATTCGGCTTCACTCATCTCGGAGACAGTTTTCTTTTGGGAAGAATCGGCCGCCTTCTTTGCCTTGTTTTTAAGCTCGGCTTTATTCTTGTTTCGATACCTTTCAGCAGCAGCTCTTTCTTTAGCCGTAGTTTTATCGTCGGAATTCTTCTTTTCTTCTTTTTTATCAGCATTACGGCTCTCTCGAGCTGCTTTCTTTTGCTCTCGAAGAGCTTCATGAGCTTCCTTCAAGGCATCTTGTAGACGATTGAGCTTCTGCGTAAGCCGGACTACCCGGGCTTGGGCCTTAGCCTTTAGCTCCTTTTTGGTAGTAGGCTTTGCGGTACGCTCTTTGATTCGTCTAATAGGAGTAGTGCCGACTCGATCAACGGGGCTAGGTAACCTACCGCTGCCGGGTCGACGACCCTTTAGCCTTTTGGTGCGCTCATAGTATAGATGACGTTGGACGGGGTCATAAGGTTGTGCCATTAGATCCCCAATTCTGTCAGCTGTCGATCAAACTCTTCTTCTTCGGCGTCAGCGGCATCATCTTCCGAAGTATCTACGCTTTCTACAACGGGAGCAACCTCAGCCGGGGCCAAAGGTTGCGGCATGTTGCTATTAAGAAGTTGATCTGCTTTTGGATCGCTAGACGGTGGAATACCCATGTATCCTCGAATCTCATTCGAAGATAGAATTTCGTTTCGGGTAAATTTGTCTGCAACCTCAGCAAGATCTTTAATCGGAACAAGTCTGAACGGATTTTGGAAATACCTAATCCGATCTTTAGACGTAATACTAATGTTCCTGATAAAAGTCTTTTGCATCGCCTCGATAATAGCCTCAATGAGAGGCTCGATGGTACGATTGAAGTAGTTAAGCATAGCCACTTCATCCGCAGTACCATTCATAATTTCTTCAGTTAACCCCAGCTGGCCATAGAGCATCTTTGTGAGATACTCGATTTGAGCAAGGAGATTGTTTTCAGCAGGACGGTTGAGCTGCGTGATCTTCTCAGTACCATCAGTGTAGGCAATGCCATACTGACTATCCTTCAACTGACTGGTAATGTCTTCTCTACGCTGTTCTGCTTGAAGTCGTCTTGCTTCAGACTTGATCACATACGGCAACTGAATGATAATATCCAGCTTGCCCGAACCAGACTGTTCATCGACGGCATCAAGAAGATTCAACTTCCTGATCAAACGCTGCAACGTTGAGTTCGGCTCATTCATTACTGAATATAGCGGATTCTCAACAATTGCTACAAAACGTTTCTCAAGAGTAATTTCCTCTCGAAGCCCTCGCTCCAAATTATAGAGATTAATTCGAACATGTCTCGGATACCAAGACGTAATGTCACCAACACGAAGCGTTTGAATATCAAAGATTCCGCCATTAGCGGGGTCTTCCAGCGTGTCGACCGGAACGATTGCCGCAGATCCCTTATCAAAGAGAGTCATCGCAATGTCTTGCCGGAAAGAACGTGGTCCTTGATCGATGTTTGGTTCAAACATCAGACAATGATTCAAACCAGTATCTGCGTCTTTCAAATATCGACCTTGATCATCCAACTTAATTTGTCGAATCTCAACAGCCGCAAGATCAACGCTAAGCCTTGTGTAAATAGACGAGATGATGGAGCGTTCGTTTGAGAATCGCATCCGAGTTCGGTCAGGTCTAATGCTCGTGTTTGGCCCGATATCCCAAGATACATACGGATCAATTCGTTCATTGTAACGAAAGGCATTCCACATTCGCTTTATACGGTCTCCCAGCGCCATGAAGTACCTCCTTTCTATTCGAACGCTTCTTTATTGGCCTTATATGCAACGTAAGCGTCCATCATGGCCGATACGTTATCGATTTTCTCATCAGCTCGTTTCTTAAGCAACTTTCTATTACCATTGGTATCCTCTAAAGTAACAGCGTTGCCCATAGCAAACGACATCAAATCTTGATCGAAGATTAACATTCGCTCTTCAGCAAGAATCTTCAATTCCCCTAGAGGAACTGATTCGGTTCTCGCTCCTTGAATGACTTTCTCGATTCCGTATGAACCATTCTCGGTCTCCCATCTAGTAACGAATTCTTTTGCATTATACGGGTCAAACCCGAAACAACGAACGTCGTATTCGTTTTGCTGAATGAAAGTATCGAGGTCGTCATAGACTTCCATCATGTCAAGAACAGTACCGTCCAAGACATGCAGACTGCCTTCGCCAATAAACTCCTCATACTTAGCTCGCATTGCTCCTGGAAGTTTCATTAGCGTCAAAGACGTAATGTAGCTTCTTGTCTTTATTCCAAACGATCCGTTTGAGAATGGGAACAATAAAGTAAAAGCACAGAAGTCATCGCCTTGTGACAAGTCCGCACCAAGAGCACAAGGAAGCCCCCAGAACTCTCTCGGCGGGTGTGGAAGAGTATCTTCGTAGGTGAAGAAGTACGTATAACCCTCCATTGGAATACCAAACCGTTTTGCCAGAATATCGTTACGAGAAGCAGGAGCTTTTTCAGCTCTTTCTACATCTAAATGATATGCTTCGTAAGTTACAGTCTTTCCAAGGTTCGGATTTGCCTTAATCCACATGGCAGGATCAGCAACTTCTTCTATATCGTCCAATTTGTAATGCCAAATCGAAACGTGAGGCGCTTGATACTCTCCACGAAGAATGCTATTTAGTTCCATTTTGATGGTATCACCAGAACCGTTTCGAACGGTTCCCTCAGAACTAATAGCGACGATCAAATAGTCTTCTAGTTTAGAAGCGCCCTGTTCAATAGCACCAACAACGTCCTCTCTTAGATCACCAGACAACCATTCATCGATCGTAGCACAAGCTGGACGTAGACCCTGAAGCTTGTTGATGGTCATTGGTCGAATCTCTAGCAAAGAGCCAGTAAGAAAGTTCTCAATTCCCTTTTTAGTGGAAGCTAACTTAGCTCGCTGGGCTCTTGATCCAGTGGTATTCTGTAGGGAACCCTCTGTAAGAAACTTAAACAGGGGTCCTCTGGCTCTAGTGATGGCAGTCCTAAAGGGTGTCATTACCTCTTCGGCCTGCTTCATGGTGGGGGCGGTGGTTATCTGATGGGTGGTTGAGGTGTTTACGTTCAACACAAAGGACTGAATGGTGAAGGCATACATCGACTTGGCAGCACCTCTGGCGACAATGAGGTATTGCTTAGTAGTTAGCCGCTTCTTGACCGTCTTCTGTTCATAGTGGCCGCCACCCTTACCATCAGGTTTATAAACACTTCGTTCAATAAAGTAATACCAACCAAAAAGTTGTTCTGCCCATAACTTGAACGTGTCTAAGAGGTGAAGATCGCCGCCATCAGTCAACGTCAACTCGAATTCACAATACTTTACATATCCATGAATCGCCATGTTGTCGTAATAAATGTTAGGATTAGCAATCAAATCGTCAATTCTATTCATCTCCATTGAGATTTCTTTGTTGACGACGATATCACCTCGTAGAACTGCTTCACGAAATTTCCCATAATACTCAGGAGTTGCCGTGTTTGATAACGCCATTAGCTACTCCTTTATAGATTAAAGGCCAGCTTTCTTCTTTGCTGCTTTGGCAGCAAGAGCAGCTGCAATTTTCGCATTTACTTGATTCTGAATTTGTGTCCGAGCAACATTCACAGCGAGTCCGCCTGCAAAAGTAGCACCCGCAGCAACGGCCTTCCTTCTAAAACTAGTGCTTGATCCGGAAGTTAATTTAGAATACTGCTGTTCGAGATTCATTCGAGCAACGGCATTCTTAAGCTCCTCGTCAGACATGTCCTTAACGGTTTTTCCAGAAGCTCTTGCCAGCTGCCTTCTGCTGCGACGAACCCCCCACTTCTGACCCTTCACACCGTGATGCTCGAGAACTTCTCCAACAGCATCAGAATGCTCTAGCCAACCGTCAGGAAGAAGATCTGTAAGATTCAATTCCTTGGCACGTTTGATGAGCCACGCTTTGGCAGTAGCTTTATTCTTTGCCCGGCCGTAGGCTTGGATGGCATTCTTCAGGTCTTGACGATTGCGAATCGGAAAACTGCCACCCGGCATAGCCTGATCTTTCTCAACCAACTTCTCACGCTCTTTTGAGCTGAAAAATTTGTGCTGAAGAAAATCTTCAATGGCATTACTCATAATACACCTCCTCTGCTGCTGCCAAAGCATTCGCTGCTTCTTGTGCAATGACTTCTCGAACAGAATTAAGACGCCATTCAATTTCCTTGATTTGATTATTCATCGCCTCGATAAGAAAAGAAGTGGTCGGGGGGTCGAACAACATACGAGTCTTCAAATATACGTATGTCTTAACAAGTTGCAGTTGGTTCGATGGAACGACATAATCATCCCAGGTTGCCGTATTATCTTCGATGGAAAATCCATCAATCGGCCCGATTCCTAATTGATCCAAAATGGAGAAAGTGCTGTTGATATAAATAATGACATCATGATCGAACGGAGTGTACTCACTGTCCAATCCAAGAATTTTCTTCGTGCTGTCCAAAATACTATCGCTCATCTCTCACCTCCATTTCATGGTTCAGGGATTGTGGGCGCAGGATTAAATACCCAAACAGGAAGAGTGCCTCTTGCGTCTAAAACAAATTCAGATCGTTCATCATCCTTAGTGGCAATGATGCGACCTAGCCATCGCTTAAGACCGACAAGAGGCTCCATCTCCTCTGTAGTCCAAATGATTAACACGTTTGATTGACCCGTTCCGTTATCACCAAAAACACCAGCGGTCTTTGTATACGCAATAGTGTTGGTAGTTGGGTCGATGATCTCCATAGAGAGCGTCCAGCCTGTAAAATCTCGAAGTGTACCATTAAGATTTAACCAAGCTAAGAGATCGTCCGGGTCTGTAATGTCTGCTCGACGAGTAAACGTAATGCTACGTCCTTGATTAAGTGCAAGACTCACTCTTTGCTCCTTCCTGTGACGATACTAGGCTTATACCCAGTAACTACTTCTGTGAAATTAGAATGACCTCTGGCGGCACGTGTAGAATATCCTCTAGCATGAGGTAGGAACAGGAACTTAGCTGGATCAGCTGTAACCAAACTAAGAGCAACGCCCATGTAAACGATTAAACCGAATACTTCACCAGTATGCTGACTAGAACCTATTGCTGTTCCAGCCCATGTAATCGTTCCAACAGCATTACCATCTTGTGTAGGTAGAGTCTCTGCAAACCCTTCGGCAGTACCGACCCAAGTAATTGTGCCAATGGCAATTCCAAGTTCCGCACCAAGAGCAACACCAGCCCAGCTGATCGCTCCAATTACTGTTCCAAATGGTGCTTTTACACCACTGGAAGTTCCGGACCAAACAACGGAACCCGTTGCTTCGCCGTCATTGATTCCAACTGCTGGTGCATCGCCATCGGCAGTACCGATCCAACTAATCGAACCAGATGCGGATCCGTTTGAAATTCTTACGCCTGTAGCAGACCCAACCCAACTAATTGAACCAAGTCCTTGACCGTCATTGATTCCAACGGTCGGTGCAAATCCAATAACACTACCGACCCAGTCAATTGCGCCAGAAGCGTTACCCGATGACAGTTTCGTTCCAGTAGCTGTACC